CTTTTCAAATTACCAAACCTCCAGAGAGACTCAGTAATGGCAGAGAAAAAGAAAAAACTAGACGCCTGCGCCAAGAAGGTGAAAGCTCGGTACAAGGTGTGGCCCAGCGCATACGCAAGCGGAGCGGTAGCCAAGTGCCGAAAGGTGGGAGCCGCAAACTGGGGCGAATCTTCTAAGAAGCGTAAGCGCCCTGTGAAGAAGAAACTAAAGGATGGCGGCTATATTGCTTATGGCTGCGGCGGAGTTACAGAGGGGCGTCGAAAAGAGACGAATAACTACTGATGGCAAAGAAGGACAACTCACTGCGCAAATGGTTTTCCCAAAATGATGGGAAAGGCTGGGTTGACTGTAAGACAGGCAAACCTTGCGGACGCCAAAAAGGCGAGAAGCGTAAGAGTTATCCAGCGTGTCGTCCAACTATGGCGCAGTGTACGTCAGCTTCGAAGAAAAAGAAATCTTCGAAACGAATCAACTGGAAAGCCAATGGTGGCTTAGTAAGAGTGTTTTGATAACCGGAAAGGGTATGCTATGAAGGATCTAAGTGGTGACGGCAAAGTGACGAAGAAGGATGTCTTGATTGGGCGCGGTGTCATTGAGAAGAAAAATGGTGGGATGCTCAACGGTTATATGGGCGGCGGCATGATTAAAAAAGGCTACAAGTACGGTGGCAAGGTAAAAGGTTACAAGGCTGGTGGCTGTGTAATGGCTGGCCGCGGCGGATCGTTTAAAGGAAGCAGCTAATGGCAACTTCAGGTTCAAGAGACTTCAATCTTGATGTCGGTGAGATCATCGAGGAAGCGTATGAGCGGTGTGGGCTAGAGGTTCGTACTGGATACGACGCTCGTACTGCGCGTCGATCTTTGAACCTGATGTTTGCTGAGTGGGCTAACCGGGGTCTAAACCTGTGGACGGTGAAGCAGGCCTATTTCACTGCTACGCAAGGCACAGCGGAGTATACGTTAGAGTCCGGTGTTGTTGATGTACTGGACGTTGTTCTGCGCAGAAACAACACAGACTACGAAATCGAGCGGATCAGCCGTGGTGACTACGCCACGCTGCCGAATAAAACAACGCAGGGTCGGCCAAGTCAGTTTTGGCTAGATCGTCAGATCGATCCGAAATTATATCTTTGGTCTGTCCCTGAGAACTCTACTGACCAGATTCGTTATTACTACGTCCGCCGTATCGAAGACGCTGACGATTTGGTCAACACAACGGACATGCCTTTTCGGTTCTACCCATGCATGGTTGCTGGGTTGGCATACTACATGGCGGTCAAACGCGCCCCAGATAGAGTTCAGATGTTGAAGACTATCTACGAGGAAGAGTTCCAACGTGCGGCGGACGAAGATCAAGGTCGTACTCCGTTGAAACTGCAACCCAGCTTGAGCTACTTGAGGGTCTGATGTCTTACGCTGCGGGAAAAAATGCTTGGGGGATATCTGATCGGTCTGGTCGCCGTTACCGTCTTCGTGACATGAAGGTGGAATGGACGGGTGCCAAGGTCGGCCCAGACGAATTTGAGACAAAACAACCGCAGTTAAACCCTCCGCAGGCATTTCCTGATCCACAAGCGTTGATGAACCCTAGACCAGAGACTGGTCTTGAGGAGCAAAGGGCGCTACAGTGGGGGTGGAATCCGGTTGGTTTTGCGTACATTCCAGGTATCAGCCCTCCTGATAACTTGGTCGCTCAAGGCTCGGTTGGAACAGTAACGGTGGTGACAACATGAGTTTTACATACGCGGAGCTTAAACAGGCTATCGAAGACTATACGGAAAACAACGAAGCCTCGTTTATCCGCAACATCCCTTTGTTTATCCGTCAGGCTGAAGAGCGGATTCTAAAGAACGTGCAACTGAGCTTGTTCCGTAAGAACGCAACAGCGAATGCGCTTGCGTCGAAGAAGTATCTGCCATGCCCGTCAGACTTTTTGGCTCCGTTCTCGTTAAGCTACGTTGATCCGGCCACTAACGACAAGATTTTCGTTGAGTTTAAGGACGTGAGCTTTCTCCAAACGTACACGCCGGACGATACTACAGAGGGTCAGCCTCGGTATTATGCGATCTTCGATATCGGGAACTTCCTGTTGGCTCCCACGCCCGAAGCGGCTTATTTAATGGAGTTGCACTACTACTATCGTCCGCAAAGCATCACTGCTCTTCCGGACACAGGTACGACCTGGTTGAGTGAAAATGCAGAGTTAACTCTGCTGTACGCTTCGTTGATCGAGGCGTATGTTTACATGAAGGGCGATCCGAATCTAATGGGTGTTTACGATAAACGCTTCCAAGAATCGTTGATTGGCCTTAAAATGCTGGGTGAAGCTAAAGAAACTACCGACGAGTATCGTACTGGTAGAGTTATAAGGGCTAAACAATAATGTTTGAGTTTAAGGTAGAAGTTGATAAGAATAACCCCATCGTTGGTGTAAAAACCACCGAGAACCGAGGCTTTACTCCGGAAGAATTAGCGGAGCAATGCGTTGAAAAAGTGATTTCGGTCTCCGATAGTACCCACCCAGGTATTAGGGACCAAGCCCGTGCTTTCTCTAAGCACATCGAAAAGGTTGTTGCATATTATATGCGGCAGGCTATTCGCAGTGACCGCACAACAGTGTACAACACACTTAAAGACGCGGGACATCCCGATCTGGCTGAACTCATAAGGAGACTATAACCATGGCCTTTACTGGAAACTATATGTGTACGTCTTTCAAGGTAGAACTCTTGAAAGGTCAACACGACTTTACTAACGGGAACGATCAATTCAAGATCGCTCTGTATGACAATAACGCCACGTTTACTGCGGCAACTACCGACTATACTGCTACGAACGAAGTATCGGCGTCTGGTTCTTACGCAGCTGGTGGTGGCACATTGACAAACGTCACGCCTACATCGTCTTCGACCACAGCGTTCACAGACTTTGACGACATCACGTTTACGTCTGCGACGATCACTGCTCGTGGCGCGTTGATCTACAACTCGCAAACAGGTGGCGGTTCAAACACTACGGACACTGTTGTTGTCTTGGACTTTGGTTCAGACAAATCCTCCACGTCAGGGGATTTCCAGATCGTATTCCCGACAGCAGACGCATCTAACGCTATTATCCGTATCGCCTAAGATAGGATAAGCCCATGGCGGATGTCACAGTAATTTTTGAAGGCTGGGGCCGAGGCACTTGGAGTAGCGGTGATTTTGGAACTGGTTCCACTATTTCTGCTGCATCAGGGCAAGTCGGCTCAGTTACTGTGGTTGAAGGCCAAGGTGCCACGGCTCAAGTAGCGGGATACTGGGGCGGAGGACCTTGGGGACAGGGCGTTTGGGGAACTTCGGTTTCCCCAGAACTTACGACTAGCGTTGGCTCAGTAAACGTAGTTGTAAAATACGCCTTTACAGGTGTTGAGGCGTCCACTGCGGTAGGATCGGTTTCTGTTGAAGCAGGTGCGGTTGTCCCTGCAACAGGACTCTCGGCTACGGGTGGTGTAGGATCGGTTTCTGTTCTTGAAGGCTCCGGTGTAACGGTGCCCTTTGGGGGATGGGGTCGAGGTTCTTGGGGCCAAGGTTCTTGGGGCGTAAGTCTTGGTCTTTCAGCGACAGGTCAAGTCGGGCAGGTCACGCACTCTGGCGGCGCAGTTGTTCCAGCAACAGGACTTGAGGCCACAACAAACGTAGGCTCGGTCACTGTTACAGGGGGCACGGGCATTAATGTGTTGCCCACGGGTGTTGAAAATACTGGTGTAGCTGGACAACTAGCCATGATCGGTGATGCGAACGTCTTCCCAGACGGCATTGCTCCGAATGGTGAGGTCGGCCAAGTTACGGCCAAGGGCATCGCACGAATTTTCGTAAGCGGCTTGTCCGCAACAGGGGAGGTAACTCGCCCTGCGGTAGAAGGTGACGCTGTCGTTAGTGTTACTGGAGTAGTGACTAGCGGAGTCGTAGGATCTGTGCTAGTTTGGAGTAACATCGATCCAGACGCCACCGTCGTTTGGACAGAGATAGCAGCTTAGAGGATAACGATATGGCTACTTATACAACAAACGGCGGTATTAAGAAAATCGCCACAGGTGACGAGTCCGGTACATGGGGTACGTCAACCAACACAAACTTCGACATTCTTGACCGGATCACAAACGGGGTCGGGTCTATTACCCTTTCGGGTACAACGCACACTTTAACGACCACAGACGGTACGCTGTCTGACGGGATGTTCAAAGTTCTGGTTTTGGGCGGTTCTCCTTCTGGAACGAACACCATCACCGTTGCGCCGAATGACGCGCAGAAACTGTACTTCATCAAGAACGGTTCTGGTCAGGACGCTGTGATTTCACAAGGTTCGGGTGCCAATGTCACTGTAGGTAACGGCGACTCAGCTATTGTATACTGCGATGGCGCGGGTGCTGGCGCAGCGGTTACCGATATGTCTTCCGACTTCGGTGCGCTGGCTGCATCGAACAACCTGTCTGACTTGGCGAGTGCTACAACTGCGCTCACGAACCTTGGTTTGACGGCCACGGCTGCTGAGATCAACTACAACGACATCACGACGTTGGGTACGGTT